CTACTTTTAAATATACTATTTTTAATGTGGAGAGTCTACTAAAGAATGAATCTTGAATTTATACAAGACTTATGGGATAAAGATTCCATAATTGATAATGAATTATTACACAACGAATCAACAAAAATACCCGCTTTACACGCCAAATATTATAAAATATACAATAACATCCTGACTCTCAAGAAAGCACAAGAGACTCAGTATAAAATATTAAAAAAAGAGAAATGGCAATATTATACAGGTAAAGCGTCACCAGAGGTATACGTTGATAAACCTTTTGACTTTAAGGTTCTAAAGGCAGATCTGGACAAATATTTTGATGCAGATGCAGACCTAATAAAATGCACTGCAAAGATAGAATATCAACAGATCATGCTTGAATACTTAGAGAGTATTCTCAAAGTTATTCAAAATCGAACGTATCAAATCAAAAATGCCATTGAATGGCAACGATTTACGAATGGATTATGATAACAAAATACCTATGTGGTTCTACTATACTGTAATCAGTATGGGAATCATGGTATTTGTTGCTTTTGGTTTAATCTTATTTGGGATGTTATGACTGATCTTACTATTGCCAAAAAGAATGAAGTACATCTCACGGTAGATGCACAGCCTCATGTTCAACAAGAACTGTCAGACTACTTTACCTTTGATGTTCCTGGCGCAAAATACATGCCACAGTATAGGAATAGACATTGGGATGGTAAGATTAGATTGTTCTCTACTGCAACAGGAGAAGTGTATGTCGGATTACTAGACAAGATTGTTGCATGGGCAAAGAAAGCAAATTATAGTGTAAAGTTTGTAGATAATGAAACTTACGGAACTCCCTTTGAAGAGAATGATGAGATATCATCAGAGGGTGTGAAAGATTACATGACTGCAATTTCTAGTTTTAAACCTAGAGATTACCAGATAGAAGGCGTATATGATGCACTCAAATATAATAGAAGATTAATCATATCTCCAACTGGATCAGGTAAATCCCTGATGATATATGCCGTTGCGAGATACCATGTGGGAAGAAAGAGAAGAATATTACTTGTAGTTCCTACTACATCACTTGTAGAACAGATGTATAAGGATTTTACTGACTACGGTTGGGATGTAGAAAAATACTGTCATAAGGTATATGCTGGTAGAAAGAAAAGCACACAACAACGTGTGACTATATCTACATGGCAGTCTATCTACAGTATGGACAGACAATGGTTTAGTCAGTTTGATGTGATCATAGGAGATGAGGCACACCAATTCAAATCTAAATCATTGATTGGTATTATGTCTAAGATGAGAGATACCAAGTATAGATATGGATTTACAGGAACTCTGAGTGGATCACAAACACATAAATGGGTATTGGAAGGATTGTTTGGTCCTTCTTACAAGGTAACACAGACATCAGATCTACAGAGCAAAGGACAATTAGCTAAGTTAGATATCAAAATTATCCTTATCAAACACCCTGCAATACCTTTTGATGATTACAGGGAAGAGATAAATTATATTATAGAACATGATAAGAGAAATGCTTTCATTAAAAATTTATCTTTGAGTCTTGATGGTAATACTTTAGTTTTATACAGTAGAGTTGAGGCTCACGGAGAACCTCTATACAATCTAATTAATGATAGTGTAAAGAGTGGGAGAAAAGTTTTTTATGTGCATGGAGGAGTAGATGGTGAAGAACGTGAAGAGGTTAGATCTATCGTGGATAGGGAATCAAACGCAATCATTGTTGCGTCTTACGGCACTTTTTCTACAGGAATTAACATTAAAAACTTACATAACGTCATTTTTGCATCACCTAGCAAATCTAGAATTAGAAATCTACAAAGTATTGGTAGAGTTCTTCGCAAAGGAAAAAATAAAACTAAAGCCGTATTATACGATATCGCAGATGACATCTCAGTCAAAAGCAAAAAAAATTATACCTTGAATCATCTCTTTGAACGTGTTAAAATATACAATGAAGAGAACTTTAATTATGAAATTGATAAGGTATATTTAAAATGAAAGTCTTAGGCATCTATGGATCTATAGGTTTTGATGGATCTTTAAGAGAATCTTACATACATGACGCTAGTGCTACTTTTTTCATAGATGGCGAACATATATGTAGTGTACAAGAAGAAAGACTTAGTGGGTTGAAGTATGATGGCAGATATCCAGAAAAATCTATAGACTATGTTCTAGGCGAGATACCAAAAGAAGAAGTTGATTTAGTTATATTTGTAGATATTGGATTAGAAAATTGGGTAAAGGAACATATGTTTGAGGGTAAACCTCATAAATTTTTGCAAGAGGTCTTCCCAAACGCAGACGTAGGACATATTTCCCACCATCAGGCACATGCTTATTCATCTATATTCAGTCAAGAATCGAATGAAGGAGTTTGTATTGTAATTGATGGAGGTGGATCTCATAACTGGACAAGGCAAGTTTCTCTTGGATTAGAGAAATGTTCTTTAGTGTATTTCAATAAGAGAAAAAATCAATTTAGATATCTGCCTTTCAATGGAGAGTGGGGATTGTTACATCAAACGTGGTCACATCATATCTTTTGTAAAAAAACTAAGCAGAAAATAGATCTCAATGATCCTCTATATCACTGTTCTATGAGTGGTAAAATTATGGGTCTGGCTGCATATGGATCTAGTAAACACAATACAAAACTGTATGAATTTGGAGAATACTTTCCACAAGTACAGTTTGATATGAGAGACCCAGAACCATATCCATTGACAGCAGAGGAGAAAGCTCAATTATTACAATACAATTTTGAGGAATCCCTAATAGAACTAATCTTAAGACTTGATGAAGATTACTTAGAACCTGTTGTTTGCTTGACTGGCGGTGTATTTCTTAATATCAATGCTAACACAAGCATAGTACAGAAGTTTAAGAATAGGAAATTTCACATCACGCCTTTTGTAAGTGATTGTGGTCTATCATATGGAGCAGCTGCCTTTGGTGCATCATTGTGGAATGAGGTTCAGACTCCAGATAATTTGGCTTTCTTAGGTAGAGGGTATAACACACCAAAACAAATTGATGTTTCAGATTATGACAATAGTTTAGATCTTAGTAAGGTTGCAAAATATCTAGAGGAAGGCAAGATAGTTGGATGGTATCAAGGTAGATCTGAATTTGGTCCTCGTGCGTTAGGTAACAGATCCATTTTGATGTCCCCTAAATATAAAGAGAATAAGGATATTATAAACGAGAAGGTAAAGCATAGAGAAGAGTGGAGACCCTTTGCTGGTGTCATACTTAAGGACTACCTACAAGAATACTTTGAAGAAGGTATTGACAGTCCATACATGTTATATTCTCAAACAGTAAAAGAGGACAAGAGAGATAAGATTCCAGCTATCACACATGTAGATAACACATGTAGGATTCAAACAGTCAGTGAAGGCATCTTATCTGAATTACTAGAAGAATATCATAAGATAAGTGGAGTGCCTGTGTTGTTGAATACCTCCTTCAATGATAGTGGCGAACCAATAGTAGAAACTCCACAAGACGCTATTGATGCTTTTCTAAATATGAATATAGACTACTTAGTTATGAATAACACAATTATAGGTAAAAATTAATGGAAGAAGATTTCTATGCTTCAGTTAAATTAGTATCGGGAGAGGAGATCTTCGGTGAGGTTATGCCCTCCGATGAAAATGGTCGCACGGTTTTGATTGTCAGTGATCCTGTACAAATAGAAACAGTAAACATGAATGGATCTCATGAGGGTCTACGCATGATGCCATGGTTGAGAAGTATGCCACATGAAAATATTGTAATTATACCTATGGATAGAGTTATAACTGTTGTTGAGGCTCAAGAAGATTCTGAAGTTGTTAGATATTATCAAAAATTTATTTTTACCAACCTACAACAGGGTTCAGCAGAGAAGATAAAGGTCACAAAGAAGATGGGATATGTAATTTCAGTCGAGAAGGCTAGAGAGCATTTAGAGAATATCTTTAATGAAGGCGAAGCTACATAGTATTCTCTTGAACTCTGACAGAGTTATTGTACATCCTTTTAGATGACTTGTCAAGTGCTGGATATTATGTTAAACTATAAACATACTGGAGGATAGAATATGCCTGCAAAAGGGACTAGAAAACGATCCGAACATTACGTTAACAATAAAGAATTTTTATACGCAATAGTTCAATATAAAGCTGATGTTAAGGAGGCGGAGGAGAAGGGTGATCCTAAACCACGCATCACTAACTATCTTGGTGAGTGTTTTGTAAAAATCGCGACACACTTATC